TTCGTTTGCGTGGCCAGGTTACAAGATCGCACCAAGAGACATGCAAGTCCGCGACTGGCCACGCAGCGAAATATACGACCGCGACGGATGGCCGGTTGATTACCTCACAGTCCCGACTGAGATCAAAAACGCGAGTTATGAGGTAGCGTATCGCTGGTTGGAGGACGCGGCGGTGCTTTCGCCGGATCACACACCTGAGAAGTATTCGGAAGTGTCGATCGAGGGTGCGTTACGGGTTAAGTCTCGCGGGTTGAACGCCATGACAGCACAGAAGCAGTTCCCGATACTTAGTATCATACTGGCACCGCTGATGGGAGGGTCGAATGCGTCGTCACTTTCGAGCAGTATGCACAGGGCATAGAAAACCCGCCGCATCGGTTAGGACGCGGCGGGTATATGAGGGTTTACTTGCGACGAACGACCAGAACACTCGAACCTTCAAGATCGGTGCCGGTGAGTGTCTTCGCAGTGGCAGCGTCAACATCAATCGCGTAGAATTCACGTTCGGTTTCGATCACCTTCGTTTTACCAGCGGCGTCCTTGGCGCGGGTGCTGTATTTGACGTTGGCACGGTTAATAACACCAGCCAGGTCACGCTTCACCTTGTTCTTGACACCGAACGCGCCACCGACTTCAAGCGAATTGATAGGATATTTGGTTGCACCACCACGGCGCGATTCTGGCGGTGTGAAACCCTCAGGCAATTTGCCGGTCAACACTTGGGGTTCGATTCGTTTACTGCGCGTAGCAGGAGCAGCGGCAGGCTTAGTATTCGAGACAGTCGTATTTTTCATGTGTATTCCCCGTATATCCAGAATTGGAAATATGATTCATACGGAATACTAACAGGGTGTCAAGTGCAATGAGTATTTATGATGAGATGCGCGGTGTCGCAAACGAAGTTTTCACAGAATTCAAACAGGGTGTGGTAAAATACGTCCCGATTGTGTCAAACGCGGGGGTCTCACCGGACGAACCAGCATCGAGCAGTGATGGGCCACCTGTGACGCTGGCAGCGACAGTGCAACCCGTTTCGACCAAATATGTTGACGGATCACACATCGTCCAAAGCGATCGACAAGTGACGTTTCCAAACGACGGTGTGAATGTGCCGAAAATGAGTGGATATCTCCTGATCGATGATGTGCGCTACAAGATCATCGAAATTATGCCGCGACCCGCTGCGGGAACACCCGTGACGTGGACGGTTATTGCGAGGCGCTGATACGTGGACGAAAAGCAACTTCTCGAACTGCTCGAACGCTATAGTCCAGCGATTCGTGATGCGATTCTTGCTGGTATCCGTGACATTCGCGATAATGCTCGGTTAAATGAAATTGTCGCGATGATCGAACAGCGTAACATCGAGGGCGCATTGCGTGCGCTTGGATACAACCCCGCAGTTTTCAACACATATCACAGTATGATGGTGCAAGCGTTTCAACAAGGTGGTATGATGATGATTGCCATGCAACCAAAATACACACCTGATTCGGACGGTCTGATGACCATGTTGCGGTTCAATGTCCGTGATCCTGCGGCCGAACGCTGGCTTGCGGAACGATCCTCTGCACTTGTCACGAATATTGAGGAGGATGTACGGCTTGCCGTGCGCGATACGCTACGTGAGGGCATGGAAGAGGGTCGTAACCCCCGTTCAGTCGCCCTAGACCTTGTGGGCCGCTATAACAGCACCACAGGGCACCGCGAGGGCGGGATCGTCGGTCTCGGTGAACGTGAGCAGACATGGGCGCGGAATGTCCGTCAGAAACTGCTCATGTTGGACGCATCGTATTTTGGGATGAAATTGCGCGACAAGCGGTTCGACGGGATCGTGCGCAAGGCCATTGCAGAGGGTAAACCGCTGACTGCTGACCAGGTGACGAAACTGACCGACCGCTACCGCGACCGGGCACTCAAACATCGCGGCGACACGATTGGTCGGACCGAAGCACTCGCCGCTTTGAACCGCAGCGAATACGAAGCAACAAAGCAGGCATTGGCGCAGAGCAACCTACCCTCCGATGCGGCTGCGAAGATATGGGACGCTAAGAATGACAATCTGACACGGCACTCACACAGAGAGATGGATGGACAACGTGTCGGCATTGAAGAAGCATTCGTATCACCCGTCACTGGTGCGCGCTTGTTGCACCCCGGCGATACGACACTCGGCGCGACCGGCAAGGATGTGATCGCGTGCCGGTGCCGAATTCGTTATGACATCCGATGGGGGGCAGGATTGAAATGAGCAATTCATTCTCTGCTGATGTGGATGAGTTCGTGCGTGAGACCAAAGAACGCATGGAAGCAATGACGCGCTACGCACTCAATGACATGGTTAATGACATGCAACTCACCACCGACAAGGGTGGTCGGATGCGTTACAAGACGGGTTTCTTGAGTAATTCAGGCAGGGCATCGCTCGATGGTTATCCGAGCGGGGTGGGTCAGCGACCCGCTGGTACGTTACCCGGTCAATACAAATGGGATGGGGCGGCTCTCATAGCCGTCCTAGCCCAAATGAAACTCGGTGATACGTTCTATTGGGGTTGGATTGCGAATTACGCACCGATCCGTGAGATATACGATGGTTTCATGGCTGCACCATTGCAGAATTGGCAGAGTTACGTGAACAGTGCGGTTGCGCGTGTTAAAAAGGAAGTTGGTGATGCAGGATGAAATCAATGTGGTCCGTTCGCTGCAACGCGGTGTGGTCGCAGCAATACAGCAGTCCGATCTACCCGCGCTACCCGTCCGGTATCTGACAGGTGTGGACGGCACAGAGGATGGTTTTGACATTCCGCAGGACCAGAAGTGGCTGGAGATCGTCTGGATACCGAACAAACGCATAGGTGATTACTTTGGTGATGAGCAGAATTATCGCGGTATTTTACGCTTGATCCTGCACTGGCCGAACGCACCGACCGGCGTGTACACACCACTCGATTTGCTGGCGTCCATCACACGCTATTTCATGAAGGGTATGATCTTGTCAGGAACGCAGGTGTATGCTAACCCACAATTCACTGGATCGGTGGATGACAAAGATGATGTGATGTTCCCTGTTTCTATCTACTACACTTCGTATCGTAAAGGGGTCAGTTGAATTTCGCTACTTGTTTACAGAACCATATGAAATCATCGTCCGCGTGTCGATTTTTCCCGAGGTTGTACATGCTGCAAACCAATTGTACATTCGACATGGTGTAACCACCTTTATTGTCGATGCGGTCGAGTGATGGGGCGAACGGCAGGTGACTTCTCGATATTGAGAGGTCAAATGCAATGCCTGATCGTTCGCAGTGACCTTTTTTTATTTTTTCTTCAATCCATTCAATTGTCAGGTTGCAAGTTCTAGAATGTTTGGCACACCGTCGTTTAACTGAGTACAAAAGATTCATTGCAATGTGTCGTGAAACTATAAAATTCCCCGGTTTTGGGCCGGATGGTGTACGTTTTAGTTTTTTGTTCTTGTGATACCAACGCTTGGCTGCTGTGTTGGCTTTTTTTCGACGGATTTTGTCTTCTTCGGGTGACAATGAATCGATGCGCATTCTGTATTTTTCACGTTGGCACTGACGACAATACGCTTGCACGCCATCCTTTCCTGCGCGAGACTTTGAGTATTCGGCTTCCGGTTTTTCTATCCGGCATCTGCTACACATGATTATTTTATGAGAATTAAACATTTTTATTAGAGAACATATACGCTTGGCACGGTCAAGGGTTTTTGCTATCACACCCTGTGTATTAACACCGTAAAGGGGCTTGAGCCATGAAACAGATTTTCGCACTGACCACCGCGCTCGTCGCTGCGGGTTACTTCAACACCAACGCTGGTAGCAAACTTTATGTCTGCGCCACCCCCTCACCTACCGACCTTACTGAGGCACAGTATGCCGCTCTGATTTGGGTTGAAGTCGGCGGTGTCGGTTCGATCGGTGAGACCGGTTCCAACACCAACATCCTGAATTACGAAACATGGGGCGACGCTGTTGTCCAGAAGGCCAAGGGTCTGACGGATGCTGGTTCACCGGACATTGAAGTGGCTCGCGATCATGACGATGCTGGTCAGGTCATTCTTCGTAATGCCGCCGCCACCAAATTTATCCACGCGCTCAAGATTGAAGGCACGGATAAGTTGAATGCCACCGGCAAGAACACCATCCGTTACAACCGCGCACTCATCACCGGTCCGCGTCAGCCGAACGGTCGGAACGAAGACTTTGATCTGGAAATCTTCGGCACCGGGTTGGTGCAGAAGCAGATCACGGTTGATCCAACCGCAGGCGTTTAACTTACCACCTTGACAGTCTAAGGGTGTCGGCGCATTGGTGTCGGCACCCTTTTTCTTTGGAGTTACACATGGACCTCGCAACTATCAAACCATCCGAACGCACGATTGAAATCCTGCACCCTGCGTCCGAAACACCCGTTGGCATTCGTGTGTCGCTGTTGTCGATCGAGGATGATCGGATGAAAGCGATTCGTCGCCAGATTACCGACAATAGTCTCAAGATGCAGGCGAAGAACAAGGCGTTCAAAGCCGAAGAACTCGAACGCAACCAGAACATGCTGATGTTCACCGGCACAACCGGATGGGAATGGTACAACCCGACCGGCACTGAGGGTGACAAGGGTTATGACTCCGACGCCATGCCTGATTTCAACGGTGAAGTCCCGGATTACAACCAGAAGAATTTCATGGCTGTGGCAAGTGAACTCTACTGGTTTTCCGAGCAGGTCCAGGAGGGTATCGGAGACACCAAGGCTTTTTTCGGCAACTCGAATCGGAGTTAGTCGAAGCAGTCGCGGTCTATATTCGCTACGACACACCAGTTCGTGACGGCGAGATAGACGGTGAGAGGCGGAAACTGACCCGGCGCGAGTATTACCCTGAAAACCAACCCGTCCCGTCGCTCGACATACCCCAAACAGGCGAATACCTGTGGGAATGGTATTTCGACGCGGGGCGGCGTGTCAGGCGGATTGTCGAAGGTGTCTGCAACCCTATTCCCCCGACCGAATGGGTTGCTTGGCAGCAGATCACCGCAAACATTGTGTATCCGTGGGAATATGATATTCTCGCGGCGATGGACGTTGCGTTTTGTGACGAAGTGAATAAAGAGTTAGATGCGAAACGTGCCGCAGAAGCGGACGAAGCCGACCGGAAAGCTAGACAGGGGAAGCGATAGAGATGGCCAATATTGCTTCCATCGGGTTCAGCGCCCCGACC